GACCATGACTGGGAAAAGGGGATGCCCTGGGGGAAGTTGCTCGGCTCCGCCTTGCGCCATCTGTTCAAGTGGGCGTAGGGGCAGGACAGAGACGATGAGACTGGGCTATCGCATTTGGCACACTCCGCTGCGTGTGTCTTGATGTTGCTGGCTTATCGGTGCAGGGGCATGGTCCAGTTCGATGATAGGTTTGTCCACGGGGCCGATACCCAACCGGTGTTCCCCGTCAAAGTGATCAGCACATTCACCGATGATTCGGAAGGGGGCAACCCGGATTGATAGTGCGGTTCCCGGTGACCGAGAGATACGTGGAACCGGGGTCGGAGCGCGCAGCCTTAAACTGCGTGAAGAGCAGGGAAACGGACCCTGTCCGAAAATCGTGACAGCCGGCAGAGACCGGCGCTCACAAAGAAGACCGTTGGGCACAACTCAATCTGATGGCTACAGGCTGGGGTATTAGATAGTTCAGTGGTCTTCTTTGTGAGCTTTCCATTCCGGCCCCGCTGTTTCGGCGGTATAATGGAATTTTGATAGAGCATAGAGGAGACACAAATGCTGATAGTATACAACCCCCAGTTAGACGTTCTGGGGAAAATCCCGGTGAAAAGCAGCGGTGATATTCCTCCTGCTAAGTCTGGCGCATTTTTCAACGAAGCGGTCAGGACTGGTCAGAATGCCATCATGTCCGGTCGGTACGGGGTGGCCCCGGAGTTGCTGAAGAAGGTTCACTCCAAGGCGTACGTCAATGGTGTTCTGGCCGGCGTTATCGATAATGGTTACGGGAATAAAGACCCCCTGTACCTGATGCACAGTCTGGCGGGGTGCGGTGTGATGGTCGAGGCTGTCTGGCAGGCAGCCGGTGGACAGCCGGTGGTATGTGCCCCGGTGCAAGGGTTCCACCATGCCGGGTGGGACTCCGGGTATGGGTATTGCACCTTTAACGGCCTGCTGCTGGCGGTGGCCAACCTGCGGGAGCGGGGGGATGACATTCCCGTCACCATCATCGACTGTGATGGGCATTATGGGGATGGGACGGACGACATCCTAAACCATGTGGACTTAGGTAACGTGAATGTGGTCTCGTTCGAGGAGCACAACTACTCGGAGTCTGCACTGCGGGGGGTGATCATCAATGCGGATAGGGGGTTGGTGATATATCAGGCCGGTGCTGATTCCCATATTGATGATCCCTACGGTGTTGGGTATTTGACCACCGAACAGATGCGGAGGCGGGATGCCGTCGTGTTTTCGACGTGCGACGTGGCCGGGCACAGCGTGGTATGGAACCTTGCGGGGGGTTACGCCGGAATGGAAAGCGTGCTAAAATTACACCTACAGACATTCGAGGTTTGCCAACAGGTATGGGCGCGTTAGATAAAGCTTGGCGGGAGGTAGGTAAGGCACTGGTCAAAGCCTCGGACCGCCCTGGTTTATTCAAGTATGGCAAGGAATCGGCAATCGGCGTGGATCCAGCAGAAGTCGCCGCCAGATATGGTATGGTTGCAGGGAAACCAACGCATGTGCCCCGGCGGGCTGCTGATTCTGTCCAGTTTATTTTGCCGTCCGGCAACAGGGCGACCATCAGCAGGTTTGACAGGCCGGAGGAATGGGGCCTGTCAGTCGGGCGCGGCTACCGGATGGACGACAAAGCTGACGAGATGGTCAGGGTGTATGACAAACTTGGCAAGCCCGTCACTGATATTGATGCATTGGACGCATCGAGTGTACCGGGCGTGAGGGGCGAGGGGTCACTGTTGTACAGGGCGCTATATGACCTCAACAAAGGGTGGGGTGCTCTAAACACCACTGGAATGTTGACCCCAGTGAACCGGGTTCGCCGGACCGAAAACATGCTGTCTACCCTGTTGCGCGATCCAGAAGTGGGCGAGCGCATCTTGGTTGATCCCTACCAGATGCCAAACATCTATAGCGTCCGTGGTAAGACCGGGCGGCAGCAGGTGGATTTTGGCAGTCGTCCGCTTGAGGATAGGGTGGGCATCCTGGCCAAGATTGCGATGCAAAACGCCGATGCCGCCACTGCCGGGTTGTCTGGTGGGATGCAGGTTGGTCCCCTGACCGCCACCGGCCGGGATTACCTAGATTTGTTGGATCAGATAGCTGCATCCCGCAACGCGATCCGAATCGGAGCTATGGGCGGTTCCCCTGCGGGTGAGGCAACGCTGCGCAGAGCGGCCCTTATCCGTGGTCTTCGGGATGAGGCGAAGAGGGGCGTTCCGGGTGAGGAGTTGGGCGAGGCCATTGTTGAGTCCACGCATCCTTTCTATGACTCGCTGTTCTACCGCAAGGGGGGCCGAGTATAGATACTTGCGTCGTCCAACGGGGTATGGTACAATAGAGTTGTCGGGCCGAATAGCCCCCAATATAGGATAAAGGAGATATAAATGGCGCACCTGATCGATATGTCAAATGGCCGAGCAAACATCGCCTATGCTGGTGACGTCCCGTGGCACGGCCTTGGCGCAAACGTCGACGCCGATGAATCGTTGGACGTCTGGATGGAGAAAGCCGGGTTTAACTGGGAAGTCAAGAAAGCCCCGGTTGTCGGGTTGCTGGAGGATGGCTCGCAGATCGCCGCCCCGAACCGCTGGGTTCTGCACCGGTCTGACACTAGGGCCGCTCTGTCCGTGATGTCGAGCAACTACAATATTACCCAGCCGCGTGAAGTAGCCGAATTCTTCCGCGAGCTGGTCGAGGCAGGCGGGTTCAAGATGGAGACCCTGGGCATGCTGCGTGGCGGCGCGATCTACTGGGCGCTGGCAAAGGTTGATGATTCCTTTGACGTGGGGCAGGGCGACAACGTTCTGCCTTATCTGCTGCTGGCCACATCGTGCGACGGGACGTTGAGCAACGTAGCCCAATTCACCACGGTGCGGGTTGTATGCAATAATACCCTGACGGTGGCAGCAAACAACAAATCCGGCCAGATCCGGGTCCCACACTCCACCAAGTTCGATCCGGTGAAATTCAAAACCGAATTGGGCGTGATCGGTGGCAGCTGGGAGCGGTTCAAATCCGAGGCGGTCGAGCTGTCCAAGCGCGAAGTGTCCAGAGCCGAGGCGGTCCAATTCTTCCTCAACGTCTTTTATCCGGATCAGACCATCGACCTAGAAGACAAGATCGTCCGCCCGCAGCTGGCGCAAGTTCTGTCTACCTACGAAAACGGCGTGGGGCAGTCTGTCGCCACCGCCTCCGGGACGGCCTGGGGTCTCCTGAATGCCGTCACCCGCTACACTGATCATGAGAAGAAGGCGGCGAGCAACGACAACCGTCTTCAATCAGCTTGGTTTGGGGCGGGCGCCCGATTCAAGGCGCGGGCGTACGACGAGGCACTGGCTCTTCTGGCAGCCTGAGCGCCAGACAGAACAAAACGGGGGCTTCGGCCCCCTTCCCATACTGGAGCACGTATGATAGAAACCAACATCCCCCCAGTGGTCAACCCGGTAGCACTGGGCACCCTGCTTCGCCCATGGAGTAAGGCGGTAAGCGTATATGAACGGGAAGCGGCGGAGGTAGTTAAAAAGAAAGAGGAACACCGGATCGCCTCGACGATTGCTTCCCGAGAGAGGGCGGCGCGGCAACTGGCCAATGACAAACTGGCCAAGGCACTGATGATCACGGAGGGCCTGGATGCGGAGTGGTTAGCGCCGTCCGAGTTGGGGGCCCGCATCGCCCCCACAATGGGAAAGAGAGTCCACCGCACGACCATCCTGGTCCGCCTCAAGAGGTTGGAGAAGGAGGGAAAATATGTCAGGAAGGGGGAAGGGGCGGACACTCTGTGGATCAGAGCGTCAAATACTTGACAAGATGTTTTCGGAGAGTTATAATAAAATCTCCGGGGCGCTCCGCCCCACCCATAGAGAATAGAGAGGTCCAAAATGGCAAACATTAGCGAAATCAAGGTTGGTTCCCTTTACGTGCTGGCAGCGGGCAAGAACACGCCGGAAACGCTGGTCAAGGTGGTGTCCATCAAGGGCCGCTGGGTGAAGGTTGTGGCGGAGTTCAATGGCGCCGAAGCCAACGTAGCAGCCGCGCAGCTCACCGAATTCGTCGCCCCGGTGGAAGTAGAGAAAGACGAAAAGCCCGCCCGCAAGGACGGCGCGCTGCCCAGCAACGGCAAAGTCTCCGCCGAGCGTCGCGCCGCGTATATGGTCACTCGGATCGAGAAGGTGAGGCACGTAGATTGCGGCGACGAACTGGCAGCACACTTGCGCGGCATGGAGTTGGAGGATGTGTACAAATACGCCGCCAACGTGATGGGCGTGGACAGGGCCGCCCTCATCGCCCAATACTGCCACCTTAACCCCGGCATGCAGCGAATGAGCGTTGGCAACCGCCTGCGTGGCTTCCTTGGGGCCAAAGCCAAGGCAAAAGGAGAGTGAAATGAGTAGAAATGCATTTGATCAGTGTGCTCGGGAATTGGAAGAGCGCGAGGAGCAGCGGGAAAACCTGCGCCGGGAACGGCAGTAGGAGCGGGCTATCACATAACCGATAGCTAGGAGAACATCATGAGCAACCAACAACACGCAACGAACATCACCGAGCTGGCCTACTGCCTTTCGGCAGACAGCAAGGCGAAAGAATCGCCTGTAAAAGTGTGCGGAGTAGCGTCACGCTTCTGGAAGCCCGGAGACACATACGAACAAGCTCTGGCGCGACAACAGGCGAGCCTTGAGCGCATCCAAGCCCGCGCCGCCATCGCCAAGGCGAAAGGAGAGCAATCATGAGCCGCAACGCATTCGACCAGTGCGCTCGGGAATTGGAAGAGCGCGAAGAGTACCGCGAAAACCTGAGGCGTGAGCGTAAGGAGGAAGCTGCGTGGAAGTATATCGCGCAGTGCGACTACTGCGGGGCCGAGCACGACGAGCGCAAGATGTTCAATGTCGACGGCGACATAATCTGTCCAGAATGCAAAGCCGAGCGCGACCAGGAGGAAGAGGAGCGCGACAATCCGCCGATCTGCGCGTATTGCAACGGTTCGGGTGAGGGCATGCACGACGGTACGCGCTGCTGGCATTGTAAGGGGAAAGGGGTGGAGAAATGAAATTCGAAATCGAATCACGATGGACAGGTGAAGTTCTGTTTTCGCTGGAAACAGAGTCTTTAAAATTGTGTGTTGTTACCGCAGTTGTGTCCGGCGCCAACCTGCAAGGCGCTGATCTGTACGACGCTGATCTGTACGACGCTGACCTGCGAGGCGCCAACCTGTACGGCGCTGACCTGCGAGGCGCCAACCTGTACGGCGCCAACCTGTACGGCGCTGACCTGCGAGGCGCCAACCTGCGAGGCGCCAACCTGTACGGCGCTGACCTGCGAGGCGCTGACCTGCAAGGCGCTAAAGACGCCGATCTTGTTTTGGCCAGAACGTCAATCGTCCCAGAAGAAGGAGCTTTTGTTGGGTATAAAAAACTTGCTGGCGGAGTAATTGCGAAGCTCATCATCCCACACGATGCAAAAAGATTAAACGCTATCGGGTCGCGCAAATGCAGGGCCGAAAAAGTTTTTGTGCTTGAAGGCGAAGGTGTAAGCCGGCACGACAATAAAACAAAGTACGCACCAGAAACCTGGGTTGAGTCTGATTCGTTTGATGACGACCGCAGAGTCGAATGCTCAAACGGCATTCACTTCTTCATCACCAGAGCGGAAGCGGAGGCGTACTGATATGAATCTAACTGACCTCGTAGAGTGGACACTCGCGTTGGTCGTCGCTCTGATGATGTCGATCAGTGAGCCGCCAGAAGAGCGGTCCGTCGCGCAGCCGGTTCAGCAGGAGCAGGCTGAATGAGCAGGAGAGCTTCGACCGCCGCCCCGAGGACCAAGAAAAAGACGACCGAGGTGATCACTCGGGTGCCCGGCGACATGGGTGGAAGGGGGCCACATCCCCACCACCCGGAGGATTACTCGCCCAACCACTGGCCGAAAGCGATGCCCCATGAAAAAGCAGACTGGAAGGGATGGCCGGACCCGGACGCCGTGAAACAACGTGAAACGCCCGTCGTTACGGGGCCGATGACGAAAGCAAATGACGTCGTCAAGAAAACGGCGACCGGCCTGATTACCCTGGCAGATTTTGTTAAAGAGGCTAAACTGCTGGAGGTATACAGCAAAGAGCTGCACGGGAAGTTTGAGAAGGCGTTCGCCGAGGCCCCAAACGAGGGCATGAAGCGGATGCGCTGCAACAACCTTTTAAACAATGCTGTCAGGAGGAAGAGCAAATGCTGATGTTACTGATTGTAGCCGAACCGAAAAAGACGATGTGGTACTCCGGGATGAAGGGCCAACTGGCCCAGTACTGCGGAAACTGGGCAGAGGCGTACAAGAGCCGCGAGCCGGCTGGGTACACAAACCGGGTGGAGTTCTCCGACGCGGCGTTCGTCGAGGCGGAGGTGGAGGGCGTCTGCCCCGGTTGTGGCAAAGTACTGACATTCGGCAGTCCGATCGGGGATTATCCTCGACAAAGGCACCTATCATCTAATGTGCCCCGTGCGCTAGCCTACGCACTGAAAAAACATCGCGTCGAGTGTAAATGCGGGGCAACACTAAAACTGGACCTTCCGTTCTTTGAACCCGCTGATACCCACGGGGCCGTCGGGGTAAAAATGGTGGGCGGGAAGAAATGACCGAATCTGAATTGTGGGCGAGGATTGACGACGCATGCCGGGGACTTGGCGGATGGCACGGGCAACGCCACGAAGACAAGATAAACCCTGACATCCCGGATGCATCATTCACTTGGCGCGGCCTGTCAGGATGGGTGGAGCTAAAAAGCTCAGACACAGTGGGGGTAAAACCGACCCCCATCCCGAAATTGCGCCCCGGCCAGTTAAATTGGTTAAAGAAGGAAGCCGCATGCGGTGGGGTGGCCTGGATAATATGGGCGGTGCGCGGCGGGCTGCTGGTGGTCCCCGCTGCCGAGATGGGCGAGTTCAACGAAAAGCGAACGATGGACGACTGGATAGAGCTGTCGGACGGATTCTGCGCGACGGACCACATCAGCCTGCGGAATGAGATGCTGAGGCTACTGACCCGCGAGTCGGACAACCGAAGGAAAACCTAGACATATGAAAAACCGGAAATTAAACTTGACGTTGTTCGGACCCCTATATGAATTCCAACCGATGGGGGATGAATCCAAGTGCGCTTACTGTGGCGAGAAGGGAAATAGCATCGACCACATCCCATCTCTGGATACGGTGGGGAGGTTAGGGAGAAGGTATCTGTCCGAGGAAGGCATAAACATGGTATCTGTACCGTGTTGCAGGTGGTGCAACACCAAACTGGGCAACAAAATGTTACTGACCTACTCGACAAGACTATTGTTCTTGAAGGAGGCCGCCTCAAGGGAGCTTAGAGCGAAATCGTTCCTGTCGACGCCTGAGGAGTTAAGTCAAATCAATGAGGAACTACGAAGCGCAATAGTGGGCAGACAAGCGGAAATCCGAGGGAGACTAGAAAACAAAGTGAGAGAGATGGATAGGCGTATCAGCAGGCTCTAATAAGCCCAAGGAGGGCCTTCCGGCAAACTCTATTGGCCCCAGGAGTATTTTGATAGCACCCCGCCAGCCCGAACGCAAGAGAAGTACTAAGAAAATACCTCCCTGATATACGCGCGCCGAATAGGGACACCAGAAGGAGCGTCCATAGCTGTCTGGGGACACGGGCAGCCCCTAAGCGTCCCAAAGATATGGCCGGACCCGGCGGAGATCAGTGAGCGCTAACTTTTTGTTAAAGGCACTTCTGGCACCCCCGCCAAACCGACACTTGAACACGCAACCAACACGCCTCCAATGATATGCGAGCGGCATGTCTTGCGAAATTCCCTTATAAGGAACCCCTTGTGTCGCGTCGCTAGGACACGACAGGGGTAATTATAGCCGTGGTTCCATGGAAGGGCAATGTGTCGATGTGTCGATATGTGTCGATATAATTCTGATGTCGTGTCGCCGGGACGCGACAGAAGGGGTTCCTTATAAGGGAATTCGGACGACACCTTTTGGGACACCCCGCGCCGGGGCGGTAAGAAGTATTGCTTGCCAAAGGGGCGAGTGGTACACTCCAACCTGTTTGGAGAGACCATGGCCGATTTCCCTAAAGTAAAGGATGGCAACCGATCTTACTCACTTAGATTTTCGCTGCCGTCGCTAAAATTTGGTAAAGACACTATTGCCGCGTACGAGGCGGAGTGTGGGGTGCCATATCTATCTTTGTTGGAGGCGGTGCTGACTCAGGATAACCCCGGGGAGGCGTCTGACATCCAGGATCTCATAAAGAAAAACAAAATCTGCACCAAGGCTGAATCAGCAGCGCAGGGCATGCTTTTCTATCTGTATCGCCTTTACACCACGCGTAGCCGGGTCGGGGCGGTCACCCCTCCAATAAACACTTCGATGGTGGTGTGGTGGCGCAAAAAGTACGAGTTTTTCGATGAGCTGGTAAATGAGTTCGAACACGAAATGTGTGATGCGGCGGAGGACGAACTCTACCTGCGGGCAGTGGTTGGGACTGAGACTCCGGTGGTGGTAAACGGGCAGGTCGAGTATGTCATTAAGAAGTCGGACGATCTGCTTAAGTTTTACCTCACACACAATAAACCCAAGCGGTACAGTCAGAAGACTGAAGTGAAATCCTCGGTAAATGTAGATGCCAACATCAAGGCTGACGTGACCCTTGGACGCAGCGCCTTTGCACACTTGTCAGATGAGGAGTTGGCAGCGATGGAAGAAATGTTAAACAGAGGCAAAGATGCCTAGCCCGAAGCTGCTCATCGGGGCGCTATCCCAGTTGAGGGATGCTCTTTACGGGTCCGTCGTGGGTAGGAGTGGTGCGATCGAGCACGGTGTAGCGATACTCCCGACCGGGGCAAAGGTGGGGCCGCTGCGTGGAACCAGCGAGGGTGTCGATCTGCGCAAATCAAAGGCGTGGCAGAAGTTCCTGCAAGACTACGCCAATAAAGGTGGAGCGAATGTCAGAGACGAGCTGCCGGACGAGTTGTGGGGTACTGCACACACCCACCCGCCCGAGTCAGCGGCCAGCTGGTTGGACAACGGTCCCAGCCATGACGACCTGATCTGGGCAGCAAACCTCCCGCGTGGTGATCATCAAGTGGTACATCAGGGGCCGATGGTGCAGGAGTTTTTCTCTGTGCCGAGCAGTGTTGAGTTAAAGAAATTCGCATCTGATGTCACTGGGACGGACAACCAGCAACGCGCCCTGATTGAGCTTCTGAACCCTCGTGGGTATGTCCCCCGTATATCAGGTGCCCCCCTGCCTCCCGAATTCAACGGAGACTACCTCGGACTATCTTCTCGGGCCATTCAGAATAGTCTGGCAGATCGAGGTTTGATCGGTCTGACCAACACCGGCACCGAGAGAGATAACGAGATACTCAAGGAAGCCATCGAAGCTGTTCGCAAGCGAATTCCATTTAAAGATGGCGGGGGCGTGTGATGGGGCAGGCGTTGTCCCCGATCATCCTTCTCGACGCCATTCGCGAAGAGCGAAAGACGCGGTTGGCCGAATCCTCGCTCGCCGAGTTCACCAAACAAGCGTGGCACGTGATCGAACCCGGCACCGGTTACGTCCACGGCTGGCACGTTGATGCTATCTCTGAACACCTTGAGGCAGTCACTGATGGTGAAATACGCAACCTGTTGATCAATATGCCACCACGGCACATGAAATCGATTCTGGTATCAGTGATGTGGCCAGTGTGGACGTGGATCGAAAGGCCGGAATACCGGTGGCTGTTCTCATCGTATGCTGGCTCCCTTTCCATCCGGGATTCGTTGAAATGTCGGCGTCTTATTTCATCCGAGTGGTTCCAGAAGCGGTGGGGCCACATCTTTAAACTGACCGGTGATCAGAACGCCAAGACGCTATTCGAGAACGACAAATACGGCTACCGGTTTGCTACTTCAGTTGGGGCATCGACGACAGGGCACGGCGGTGATACGATCGCCGTGGACGATCCGCACAATGCTCTTGATGCCCAGTCGGACGCGATGCGTGAAACAGCTCTGGAGTGGTGGGACCAGTCAATGTCTACCCGCCTGAACGATCCGAAGAAAGGCAGCAAAGTGATCGTCATGCAGCGCTTGCATGAGAAAGACCTGTCGGGGCACGTGCTTAAACAGGGTGGGTATGAGCATCTTTGCCTCCCTGCGGAGTTTGAGGGCAGCACAAAGATAACCAGCATTGGGTGGCAAGACCCGCGCAGCCGTAAGGGTGAGCTGCTGTGCCCGGAACGTTTCGGTCCGGATGAAGTTGCCGATCTGAAGAAGCGCCTCGGCGAGTACGGCGCGGCGGGGCAGCTGCAGCAGCGCCCAACCCCGGCTGGCGGCGGCATCCTCAAGGTCAAGTACATCAAGAAGTGGCGCGGCGACCTGCCAGTTATCGACTACATCCTGCAGAGCTACGACACCGCCTATACGGCGGACACCGAGAATGACCCGTCGGCCTGCACCGTTTATGGGTGTTTCACCGACAAAGAGGGGAAGGCGTGTGTCCTACTTCTGGATGCGTGGGCGGAGCATTACGAATACCCGGAGCTGAAGCCAAAGGTTATCGGCGATTGGTCGGCAAGCTATGGGGGTGGCGAGGGGCGGCGGGGCAAGAAACCTGACGCCATTATCATAGAGAAGAAGGCGTCCGGGCAGTCGTTGATACAAGACTTGCGCGTTTCGAACATCCCGGTACATGCGTTTGATCCGGGTTCGAGGGACAAGAAGCAAAGGGCGCATATAGTTGCGCCTTTATTGGAGAGCGGGTGTTTCTACGTTCTGGAATCGACAAAGAGGCCGGGTGAAGCGATAAGCTGGGCGCAGGGGTTGATCGACCAGATGGAGAAGTTCCCAAATGATGAGCATGATGACTACGTGGATACCTTTACACAGGCGCTGATCTTTCTGCGCGATGCTGGTTATATTGACGTTGACAGGTTCGATGGCGACGAAATCGAAGAGGTCGATTACACCAAGAAGCGAAAGGTTAACCCGTACGCAGCATAAAGGAATAAGCGAATGGCAAAGAAAAACCCGCACCTGCAGCTTACAGTCACTCCGCGTGACATCGAGTTTGGCCGTCTAGCTGATGAGCACACCGCGCAACGCGCTATCGATTTGGAGACTCATCCTCTCCGCGTAGCGCGGCGAAAGGCGGACGAAGCAGACATACCCCAGGGCAAATATATCGGACCCGCGACGAACTTTGTGATACCAGAACAACGTACGAAGGATTTCGAGCAGCGCCTTGAGAAAGGGATGGTCGCAGCACCGGCTGCTGGCGCTGCAGCATTGACCTCAGGCGCTTGGCTCGGGCCGGCAGCACGCATGGTAATCGAAGGTACCAAGAACCCCGCAGCCATCGCAGCCATGTCGGGTATCGGAGCTGGCACTGAGATGCTGGAAGACAAGCCCTCCCCGCTCGGTGCCGCGGCAAAGGCCGCGCAATGGGCTGCGATGGCGCGCATGCCGATCAGCGAAGCATTGACCTACGTACCTGAAGCGGAGGCCAGCACACTGGGCGGCGTATTAGGGTTGCTTAGAGACAAAGCCTCCAAGCGCGCTGCAGCTCAGCTATTTGAGCGTGCCCCCGGCGTAGCAGCTTTTACAGACAAAGCAGTTGCCGATGCCATTTTGTCAGGCTCCAAGTTCAGACCCATGGTAGCAGGACAGTTCCATGACGCAACATTCTTAATGGATGATGCCGTTAAAGGCGAGCAAGGCCAACTTGATGCGCTGCGCCAAGCCGCGAAATCAGGAGAGCTTGTGAATATACCGAGGCTGACTGTGGGTAAGGGTAATTTGCCATCGGGATATAGAATCATTATTGATCACGACGGCAGACATCGTATGCAAGCCATTTCAGATGCCGGTAATAACCCCCAAACCCCTGTGATTATCACTCCAGATAGGGGCCAACGGTTGTCCCGGTCATTGGTATGGCCCCAGGCCGCAGACCGAGAGTTGTTCGGGACAAAGCTTGATAATGCAGACATGTTAGATGAATACTTCGGAGGCAGGGAGTTCGAGTTTGATCCAAAGGACTTGATTTCTAGGGCGCATGGAGGATCCGTCCAGAAGTTCGCCGGAGGCGGTCTCGCCCTCCTACGCAAAGCGCTCACCGGACAACTCGCCCGTGACATGGG